ACTTCAATTGTAATAATCGGGTTTAAAAGAAAATCATTAATTGGACCAACCATCTTTGCAACTACCCATTTATCTTGGGCAAGTTCAAACGGCGTAATTTCAATGGTGATTTCTCGCGTTACATCTTCAAGCGAATAGGTGACGGAAGGGTTAAGCAACGTCCATTTCTCTGGTTCACTCTTCGATCTTTCCAAGTCCCATCGAAAAGAACTTGTCGCGGTGCTGAAGATATGCGGCGGTAGCCATCCGTTTTCTGTCTCTGACCATCCCGGTCTGCCACCGGGGTTGACGCCGTGTTTTTTTGCAGCAGCAACGACGGCGTTTAACGCGTTGACAAAGTTTGTGTTGCCGCTTTTGAATGTTGGGAATGAGTAACTCATCACTCTGCTGCTTTTGGTTCAACGAGATTTTTCCACGTTTCTGTCACTGCCCAAACAGTCTTTGCCAGACGCACGCGCTGGAATCCTGCAAGCACGCCTTCAAGTTCATATTGGCCCGCGATGTCGCCAGTAAAGTTCGGCGGATTCGGTTGTCGAAGCAAACCCACCGGAAGGCTTGTTGGAACCACGCCGGGAAACTTTGGTTTTTTTGGATATGTCTTTGATCTGCTGATCCATCGCGTTGTCGCAGTCTGGGCAAAATATCGGAAACTCACGTTTTCTCCTGTTGTGGTGGTGATTGTCACGCTTTCCTCTGCAATGTCATCAGTGATGTCGATGACGCCTTTGTCCGTATCAGTTGCGTCAAGAAATCCGAGGTAATTCAGAACGACATCGCAAACCGGCCCACGTTCCTGCCACGATACGGTCTGAAGGAACATGTTTTTGTATGTTGAATGAGCCGCGCCACGCTTCCATTGCGCCAGCTCCGCGTTAAGCTGCGCGTTCGCAGTCCCCACAGCGCCGCGTCGGGTCACGGTCAATGTGTCAGGGCCGTCGAACCCCTTAGCGGAATCGACTGAAAAATCGCGGAATGACGTTGTTCCTCTAGATGCGGCGGTTGGCATGTCAGTTAACGGTTACGGCGGATTTGATGTTGCTTTCAATGGATTGAAGAGATGCGGCTTGTTGCTCTTGCAGCGAAAGGTTCTTTTTCGCTTCCTTGTCGTTTGCCGATGTGTTGAGACGGCGCTTTTCGCCAAGGCCGCCGGTCGAAAGGCCAGACGCAATTCCTAAGCGGGAGCGATCTTGGGAAAACGCATTGCCGCCGCCGAGCGCCGCCCCAGGCTCGCCAAACAATCGCCCATTGCGGCTGCTCATTGCAGATCGAGGAGGGCCAAATTGCTGGAACCTTGGATCTGGAGGGCCGTAGGTTGTGCCGTCGATCTGCGGGACTTTGTAGGAGTCTTCTTTTGCAGCGGCGGCGGCGGCGGCAGCGGCAGCGGCAGCGGCTTTGTCGGTGGTGTCTTGTTTTTTATCGTTTGCCTCTTGTTGGCGCTTGGCCTTTTCAGCATCTCGCGTCTTTGCGAATTCATCCGCCGCCTCCTTGATTCGGTCGCCAAGCTCCGTAAAGCGTTTAGCGTCCTCCTCGGGCATCTTCATTACATCGCCAGCCGCTTCAAAGTTTTTCTTGAACTGCTCAAAGAATGATGGGCCGCCTTCTTTCTCTGCGGCCTTGGCCTCCATCTCGGCATCAATTACATCCGCCGACGCCCTATTGTAATCAGCGGCGACCTTTGCTCTTTCACCAAGAATCGGCTCAAGGCTCTCAAGAAGATCTGCGCCAGCCAAAAGCAAAGCCTGTCGCAGCTTCATCCCAACGGTTTCAAACATTTCGCCAGCTTCGCCGCCCTTAAACATTTCGATGACTGCTGAAATGCCCTTGGCGAGAAAGTTTACTGACTCAATAAATGCATTTTTAAGAGTCAGCCCTGCGTATTCAAACATTTCACCAAGGTCTAGGGCTTGGAACATGCCTTTGATGTTGTCGATAGTGCCAGCAAACATTTCACCGAGTTTTAATCCGAGCGCGGCGAAGTCAAACGCTTCAAACGTGGTCAAAATCTCGTCAATATCGCCAGCAATCGGCTCAAGAAACCCAACGAAGAAGCCTTGAAGCTTTTCGGGAATCCTCGCCATCTTGTCAGAGATCGAATCAAACAATCCTGCGGAGCGATCAAGGATTTCCGCTTGAGTCCCAAGGAAAGCGCCAGCATTGGCAAACGCTTGCCCATCCGCGAAGAGCGTCAAAAGCTCACCGCCGGATTTGCCAAATAGCTGCATCGCGACCGCAGCCCTTTCCGCTGGAGATTGAATTGCCGCAATCTTGCTTTGGATCAGCTCAAACTGCGCGGCTGGATCAAGCTTTGCAATATCCTCAAACTTGATGCCCAGCGTCTCAAAAGGTTTGGTGGCCGTCTTTGATCCATTGCCGAAATCCGTAATGGTTTTCTGGAGCTTGTTGATCACGCCGCCTATCTTGTCCGCCGAGACGCCATTGTCCTCAAAGGCTCGGCCCAGTTTTGCTAGGTCGCCTGCGGCAATTCCCGTGCGAGCTGAAAGGTCAGCGAGCTTTCCGCCTAGATCGGCTGCGCTTTTGATTCCGACAATAAGTCCCGCGCCTGCGGCGGCGGCTCCGAGTGCCGCGAGTTTAATGGTGGCAACCCCTGCGCTTTTAACGATGCCGCCTATCGCGCTGCTGGCGCTACCGAGAGACTTTCCGATTCCATCTCCCGTATTTCGCGCCAAAACTCCAGCCCTCCGCATCGTCGCGGAGAAGCCGGTCATATCCGCCGAGATGGTAGTTTTAAGGTCAGCTTTTGCGGCCATGCTCAAACCCCTCTACAAAACGACGCTAAAATTCAACTTGCGTTTTTCATTCGTTTTGTGGACTCCTCCGGCATGGATACGAAACTTCTCCTTGGCCTTCTCCTCCGTCACGGTCTGACCATCGCAGGTGGTTACGCGACCGGGGCTGGTATCGTCTCACAGGCCGATCTCCAGACCGGTATCGGTGCAGCGGTCGCGCTTATAGGCGTCGTGATGTCGGCTCTCGAAAAACGCAAGCGGATCAAATGACAAAAGCTGAGATCGTCGAAATCCAAACGCGCCTCAAGGCCCATGGCTTTGAACCTGGTGAATTGGATGGAATGATCGGGCCGAAAACCCGAGCGGCGATCATCGCGTTTAAGGTGTCGAAAGCCCTATCGCCTCGCGACTACGTTGGGCCGATCACGCTGGCCGAGTTGCGCAAGGAGCCGCAGGCATCGGTCGCACCTCCAAAGGTCGCGGGAGAGCCTATTTGGCTACGCCGCGCAAGGCAGGAAATCGGCGTTTCCGAGATTGCCGGGCGGCAGCATAGCAAGCGCATCTTGTCGTATTGGCAGCTTGCCAAGCTCTACTTCTCCGACGACGAGACTCCTTGGTGCGCCGGTTATGTCAACGCAATGCTCGAGGATTGCGGGATTGCCGGAACTCGCAGCGGCATGGCGCGAAGCTTTGAAAAGTGGGGGCAACCCTGCGGCCCCATTCCCGGGGCCATCGTTGTTTTCTGGCGCGGCTCGAAATCGAGCGGATCCGGCCACGTTGGATTTGTGACCGGGAAAGATCAATACGGCAATATCATGGTCCTAGGTGGCAACCAAGGCGATGCGGTCAACGTCAAGCCTTTCGACACTTCCCGAGTCGTTGGCTACAGATGGCCGAAAGGTTTTGATATTGGAAGCGATGCGCTTGAAACCGTGACCACCGACGGGCAAACGTCCAAAAACGAAGCATGATACCTTCCGCCATCTTTGGCTCGCTCCTGATGATCGCGGCTTTCGTCTTGGTCATCAAGTGCACCAAGGATGATGACGACGATGATTTTCCCGATTACCCCAGCGGATACCGATAAACTCATGGACGAGGCAAAAAGAGACAGAATTCTGGCAGGCATCGCAAGACGACCGAACGCGGCCAACTACGACATCTCGAAAAACCTCTCTGCGGTGACATCTGCGGAGGTTGCCGAGGTCAGGGCGTCGATGACAGGCGAAGTGATGAGATGGCCGCAGGACGACAAAGAGAGCGAACTAGAGGCCATTCCGTTGAACCAAAAGCGAGTGATGCCGCAAAAACCACAAGGCTCAGACTGCCGCCGAAGACTGCATGAGATCAAGCGGGGCGTCTGCTATCGAGTCGCGGACTTCGCCCAGCACATTGGAGCCTCAGAGGACACAATCAGGCGTCACGCTAAAAGCCTCCATTGCCTCAAATGGGTAGAGATGTCGCCAGACAATTTCGAGGAGGCCGTGATGAATCCAGAAACCGCCAAGCAATACATGCGATGAACGAAGAGATCGACCTTTCCAATAAGCTCGTCAGCGACTCCGACGCAATGAACCGCGTCGTAAAGGCACAGGCGGAACTGGCGAAGGCAAGGGCGGAAGTCTCCGCATTGCGAAAAGATCGCGATGATGCCTTGGACGAATACAATGCATTGCGAGCGGCGAAGTTTCCGATTAAGCGGGACTACACACCGAAGCCTAAGACCAAAACCGAAACCGTCCGAATCATCGCCAACGATGTCCACGGCTCCATGATGGATCGGCCAGCGGTCGAAGCTTTTCTCGCAGACGTTCGCCGGATCCAGCCCGATGAGATCGTTCTCAACGGTGACATCGTGGAGTGTGGCGGCTTCCTCGCGAAGCATCACGCGGCCAACTACATCGCCCAGACGACCTACAGTTATCAGGATGACATCGCGCACGGGAACTGGTTCCTTGATCAGTTGCAGGATGCGGCTCCTAACGCGCAAATTCATTTCATCGAGGGCAATCATGAGGATCGTGTCGAGCGTTGGGTGATTGACGAAACCATGTCAAACTCCCGTGACTCTGAGTTTCTGCGGCAGCTCAACGCGCCCGAGTTCCTACTTAAGCTCAAAGAGCGGGGCGTTATTTACTACCGGCGATCTGAGACGCACGTTCCCGGCCTTCCTCCCGGCTGGATCAAAATGGGGAAAATCTTTTTCGTGCATGAATTAAGCGGCAGCAAAAACGCCGCGAGCGATTCGGTATCAAGGACGGCAGGAAACGTAGTCTTTGCCCATACCCATCGCGAGGACAGTGCCACAAGAGTCCTTCCCGGCGTCGGCCTCGTCAAAGCTTGGAATCCCGGCTGTCTTTGCCAGCGGCAACCCCTCTGGAGGCATTCGGACCCGACTGGATGGAGTCACGGCTACGGCTATCAGGTCATTGCCAAATCGGGCGAGTTCCTGCACATCAACGTTCCGATCTGGGAGGGTAGAAGTCTCCTCGGCAACATGCTCGACGGTCGATGAAAAGTTTCGAGCAAGCGTTCCGATCCGCGCAGGATGCCCTCGGCCTTGCTCATTACGACGTTCGCTTTTCGGTTGAGCCTGGTGCGGGAAATTACGCTAGCATCGAACCGGACCCAGCATCCTGCACTGCGATCTGCCGCGTTGATGTTGAGCTTTGCGAGCGAGAGCAGCAAACGGAGCAGGTCGCCGCGCATGAGGTTTTGCATCTCCTTCTTGCGGAGCTTCGCCATGCCGCGTCAATCTCAGACGAGACTGCGGACTGGGTCGAGGAGCAGACCGTGCGGAAAATAGAGGCGGTGGTTTTTAAGGGGCTGTTCACGCAAACGTGAACGTAAGACGAATGAGTTGCCTTTGCTCGCCTGTCCTTGGCTTTGTCTGCGCGCAGCATCGCGGACGAGAGCAATGCCCGTGGGATCCTGACGACCTGCCGGGGCGTCTGCGCGGATTCGGGCATCGCGGAGCCGATCAAGATGGATACGACGGCTCAGAGTGGATCTGGCCGCAGGAGGATTTCGAGGCTCAGATTATCGAGGCGGCTCGCGTGCTCCTCGATGCGGTCGAGATCGAGGTGGCAGAAGGGTTTTAAGGTTTTTTGCAAAAAAACGTTTCTGGTGGTTTTTTTTGTTTGACGTGTAAACCGAGTTGTGGCAATCTCTCGCCATGGCAACACCAGAACCTAAAACGGTTGCAACCAAGCTCGACGAGGATTCCCTTGTCGGCCTTGGGCGCGTAGCCGAAGAGACGGGCCTCAAAATCGCCGACCTGTTAAGAATTGCAGTTCGTGAGTTTTTGGCCAAATACAACGAGACCGGGAAGCTTGAGCTTGGAAAGGGGGCAGTATGAACATTCTTCAAAATCGCAAAGAGGACAACCTCCGCGCACGCATGGCGGAGTTTTTCGACTTTTCAACAGTCGACACCGTGCAGGACATCATCAACCGCGCTTTTGAGGCCGGAGTCGCGGCCAAAAGCGATGCGGACTTCTTCGCAATAGAGGACGCGCTCCGCCGCGCTCGCGCTCGCTACGAGGCCCAGCGCCGCACTGAGCCCGTTGCGTTCCTCGACGTTGAGCCTGGAACCTTAATTAAGTTGGCCGTCCATGAACTTTGATCCCATCGACTTCATCATCAAGCTGCTGACGACGCTCGCCGTCTTCGCAGTTTGGAACGTCCCGGCCCTTTTCGATCTGATCTGGCCATGATTCCACATTCCGTTTCCGGTATCGTGAAACGATACCTCCTCGACGGTCCAAACGCTGAAACGCTTGTGACAATCGAGATCGAGCGGTCCGAAGTCGTCGCGGTCATCGACAACGAAACTGGCGAGGAACTCCCGGTCGAGTCGATTGGACGGCGTGACTACGACTATGCCATCGACTTTCTTATTACCCGAATTTGATATGAACATCGAACAACTGTTGGCAGTGCATGAGCGCGAAACTGACGCTCTCCTTGCTGAAATCCGCGCCTTCCGCCGTCGCAAGCGTGAGTCCTGCGACCATCTGATCTATGACGGCCTCGCTGTCCAGGTGCGCATGCTCAAAAACCTAGGCATCCGGCTCAACGCCGTCGATGCCATCGAGGAGGAGCTTTACGGGCTGGCGCTTGACATTTTTCCCGATAACGGGCAGGGGCGCGACTGATACGCGGAATAACAAAAAAAGAAAACCAACAATGGCAAACAAAAACACACTTCGCCTTCGTCGCTTGATGGAATCCAGCCGCAAAACTGGCGCGGCAATGGTCACGGAAAACAACCACAAGTGGAAGGGCGAGAAGACATCGGATTACGACAAGATTGTAGGCGCAATCCGCGAACAAACTCGCCGCCTCTACGGGCGATCCGCCTAACCCGTTCAGCACAAAACCGGGCCGCGCATGGTAAAAACGCGGAATAAAAAGAGATGACTACAGAAATCGCAAAACAAGAACCGCCGCGAACCATCAAGGCGCTAATCAATACGGATGCAGTCCGCCAGCAAATCGCTCGCGCACTGCCTTCCCACATGACGCCGGATCGTTTCCTGCGTGTCGCTACTACGCTTCTCCTGCGCTCTCCCAAGCTCGCGGAATGCTCGCAAGAGAGCTTCATGCGAGCGATGCTCGACTGCTCATCGCTGGGCCTTGAGCCTGACGGGCGGCGCTGCCACCTCATCCCCTATGGTAAAGAGGTTCAGCTTATCGTTGACTGGAAAGGCCTTGTCGAACTGGCGAAACGATCCGGTGAGGTCGTCGCATGGAAGGCCGAGACGGTAAAGGAAAACGATTCCTTTGAGTGGATCAACGGAGAGATCAGCCATTCGGTCAACTGGCGGGAAGATCGCGGCAAGCTCCAGGCGGTCTATTCAATCGTCAAAATGACCAACGGCGACATCGACACCGAGGTCATGACGTTGGCCGAGGTCGAAGCGATTCGCAAACGCTCTAAAGCGAGCGGATCCGGCCCATGGGTCACTGATTTCGAGGAGATGGCCAAAAAGACGGTGATTCGCCGCCACAGCAAGCGCCTGACGCTTTCGCCTGAGTTCCACGACGCGCTCGAGAAGGACGGCGATAAGCTCGCTGACATCTATGTCAACCGCGCCGCCAACGAGGCCGCGAAGGTTTCGTTCTCGCAGCCCGCTATTGAGGCGGAATCTGAAATCGTTGAAAAAGGAGGTGAGGCATGAATACCACGCTTTACCATGACGGTGTCGAGGTTTCTTTTGAAACTACCTCCCGCGAAATCTGCGAGGCGTGGCTGGCAACATTGCCAGAGTTTCAGCGAGCCGTGAAATTCCGCGCGGTGCAAATGATGGCTAGAGACATGGTGAATGATCGCTGGGTTTTCACCGGAGATTCAATCCGCTTTGACTCTAACGGCCATTTGATTGACGGTCAGCATCGGCTGCTCGCGTTCCTGCAAGCTGATTTTTTCCCAATTGTCCTAGTGATTCGCGGATTGAAATCTCAGGTCTACTTTGCAATCGACGGAGGAACGAGCAGAACTTACGCGGACGCATTTAAATACGCAGGGGTTTCCGCATATACGACAACGTCCAGTGTTGCGAGAATGTGGCTCAGTTACGCTGATGGGAAAAATCTAGGAAATCACCGATTTTCAAAGGCTGAGGCGCTTGAAGCATACGATCAGCACGCTGATTCTATTCACTGGGCAATCGAACGCTGGAATGTGCTAGAAGGATTGTTGAGCAAAGTGCGAAAAACATTTCTGGCATCATTGGCGCTTGAGCGAATCGGACCCGCGAAAACTGAGTCATTCTTTTTCGCTCTTGAAAGCGGAATCGGCAGTGCTGCGGCAATTGCCTTCAGAAAACTGCTCATCCGTGAATCTAACAAGACTAGGGGTAAATTGAGTCAGTCAGAACTGGCGGCACTAGGAATCAAAGCAATAAAAGCGCACGCAGAAAATAAGCCCATTTCGTTGCTTAAATGGGTCTCCGAAGAAGTATTCCCACACCTTGAAAAGCAATGAAAGAATTTTCCATCTATCACCGGGACCGATTTGGGAAGGCCGCGACTATCCGATTCAACCTCGCCGCAGTCAGGCGCCTTCTCCCAGAGTATCAAATCACGGGCTTTGGCCTGACGACTCGCCAGCGAACCAAAATGCAAAGGCGCGTCAATCTCTACGTTGGCCTTGGGGGCAAATGCGATTTCCAGACGGGCATCGACGCTTCCGAGGAGCGTGTCATTCCCGCCCGAATCATCCCGGCAAAAGACGCAAAGATGGTTCGCGGGAAAATGGTCCCGGCATCTAAGCGCGAGGTCATACCGGCACGGATCGAGCCGGCTAAACCGGAGATCCTTCCGAGTATCAACCACCTGCCAAACGATGACATCCTAGACAGGGCGCTTCGTCTCGACTTTGCAACCAAACCCAGAACGCTCGCATCAGCATGAAAGAATTTCCAGACTGCACAATCTACCATTGCGAGCAACGCTCCGAGGAGTGGCACGACCTTCGCCGTGGAGTATTGACCGCATCGAACTTCGGTCCTTGGCTGATCAACTCGGGCAAGGTCGCGGAACAAGCTCGCGAGCGTGCGATCTGTAAACTGATCGCTGAACGCGCAAACTGCGAGTCCGCTCCAAACTACGAAAACTGGGCAATGCAACGCGGCACTGAACTGGAACCGCAGGCAGTTGCTGCTTTCGAGGGCGAGACCGGGATCAAGGTCGTGGATGTCGGATTCTGCCTGTCCAAATTCGGGAACTTCGGATGCTCACCGGATGGTCTTATTGTTGGTCAGTCTGTCGGTTTCGAGGGCAAAGTCCCTGTTCCCGAAACGCATATTCGCTACCGTCGCGCAAACGAACTGCCGGAAGAATATCGTTTCCAAATTTATGGCAGCATGGCCGTGACGGGCGCAACAGCGTGGCATTTCCAAAGCTGGAATCCCGGTCTCGCGCCGCTCCGCATCCTTGTCGAGCGGGATGAGTTTACCGAAAAGCTCAAAGCCGCGTTGATTTCGTTCTCGGAGCAATACGAGGAAGCGTGGGAGCAGGAGATTGCTGCAAACAAACGATGAAACAATCCCCCACTGCTCGCAGTCTGGCTCACCTCCGAAAAACCTGCCAACTGGTCCAAGTTGTTGAGCGGTGGAACTCCTTCACCAAAACCCGACACGATCTCTTCGGCATCATCGACATCCTCGCGATCCGCGACGGTGATACGGTTGCGGTGCAATCAACGAGCTGGAGCAACACAAAAAGCCGCATCAACAAAATGACAGAGTCGGATGCGCTACCGCATCTGCGAGCCGCCGGATGGATCTTGCTGGTCCACGGTTGGAAGAAGAACAAAAACGGAAAATACGAAGTTAAGGAAATCGACATATCATGAATCAAAAATACAAAATTGTTGACGGGCGTTGCGTTGCGATACGCGATTTTGGCGATGTAAAAACTGGCGATGTTGGTGGTCGCCTAGAGACAGAAAGGAATTTGTCTCATCACGGAGACTGCTGGGTCTATGGCGATGCGCGGGTCTCTGGCAATGCGCGGGTCTATGGCAATGCGTGGGTCTTTGGCGATGCGTGGGTCTTTGGCGATGCGCGGGTCTCTGGCAATGCGCGTGTCTTTGGCGATGCGCGGGTCTTTGGCGATGCGCGTGTCTTTGGCGATGCGCGTGTCTTTGGCGATGCGCGGGTCTCTGGCGATGCGTGGGTCTCTGGCGATGCGTGGGTCTCTGGCGATGCGTGGGTCTCTGGCAATGCGCGGGTCTCTGGCAATGCGCGGGTCTCTGGCGATGCGTGGGTCTATGGCGATGCGTGGGTCTCTGGCGATGCGTGGGTCTTTGGCAATGCGCGGGTCTTTGGCGATGCGTGGGTCTCTGGCAATGCGCGGGTCTTTGGCGATGCGCGGGTCTATGGCGATAAAAACTGAAAGAAATCGACATATCATGAAAGACTACGCAATCGCATTACTCTGCCTCGTCACCGGACTTGGCTACGGACTCGCCTTCTACTTTGCCCTCGAAATGGGCGAGCAGAGGGATGAGAAAGATCGAGCCATCGCAGAATTGACTGAGGTCAGGGTTATGGCGGAATGGAGCAAGTTTGAAGAGGGGAGGGCGAAATGAGCGTTTCCGACTTCCTCGAAATGCCGGATGAAGTCCCGCAATGGAAACGAGACGCCGCGCAAATGGGCATCACGACGTTCTATGTTTTCGACATGGCAGACTCATATTGGGAAGCCAGCATTGACTGGTTTGGTGATGTTGAGACCCAGTGCGGTGAGACTGAGCGTGAGGCCGTGAATTCGCTGATGTTTAAACTGAAACTGGACGCATGACGGAACTTTCACTTTTCATCCTCTTCGCGATCCTGACTGCGGTTGCAATGATCGACGGAGTTCTTAAACAATAACCCGATACAATAGATGACAACAAAAGAAGCGATACAAAAACTAGAACCATACAACGCATGGATGAACGGCCATGGCCAATCCACAATGCCGGGACCGAAGGAAATTGTCGCGGCGATTCAATTCGCAGCTGAAGCTCTAAGGCAAATGCAAAAGCTTGAAGCGGTTTATAATGGAATTGATCCCGAAGGCTGGATTACCCATGAGCCAGGTGATCGCTTGCCGGTCGAGGAAAACGAACGGGTTGAAGTGCAATTGCGAAATGGGGAAACGTTCTCAGCCTTCCCTGCTTATTTTTGGGGATTGCCTGGCGGATTCTTTTCGATGTGGGAAGTGCTGCCGGAAAATCACGATGCTGAAATCGTAGCATGGAGGAGGCCGCGATGAGCAATTCTTTTATCAAAGACTTGTCGCTTTCCATCTCTCGGATTGAAGCGGCTTACGGCAATGCTGACGCATGGCCCAGAGTTTGCAAGACCCACCTGGAGCTTTTGACAGAGCTTGCACAAAGCCCTCGACCACTGCATCTCGGGGAGATTCAAGCGACCAGCAATATGGTCCCTTCCTGCGCTCAAGTCACGCTCAGTGCGCTTGCTGGATTGCTGGCAATACATTCGGCCCCGGTTACCATTCGGCGCGAGCGTGTAGCAATGCCAAAAACAGGCCGATGGGCCTATTTTTACCGCCTCGCTAAAGTAGAGGATTGATTAAAAGATTGGCGTTGCCATCCACTCTCGTTTTGTTGAACCTTTACGTAACGCTTCACCGTTACAGTAACATCATGCCAAACTACACAAAGCTTTTCAATTCCATCGTGACTTCCACAATCTGGACCGAAGATGACAAGACGCGGATCGTCTGGATCACGATGCTGGCGATTGCGGACCAAAATGGCGAGGTGCAGGCATCCATACCTGGGCTGGCCAGATTGGCGGCGGTTAGCATCAGTGACGCCGAAATGGCCATCGCCAAGTTCCTTGGGCCTGACCCTTACTCGCGAACTCCTGATAATGACGGGCGGCGAATTGCCAAGATTGACGGGGGCTGGGAGCTTTTGAACCACGCCAAATACCGCAGGATGGCAAGTTTGGCCGAGGCCAAGGAGGCCAATGCTGAGCGGCAACGACGCCACCGCGAGCGTAACGCCCCCGTAACGCATAGTAACGCCTCCGTAACGCACCGTAACGCTACCGTAACGCCTCAGACCGACAAAGCAGAAGCAGAAGCAGAAGCAGATACAAAAGAAAATAAGAGCGGCAAAGCCGCATCGGCGAACAAGTCGCCTCTTTCTTTCCCAGATTCATTTTCTGAGAATCGGAAACAGACTTTCCTCCTCTGGGCAAAGCACAAGGCAGAAAAGGGTCAAAGCTACAAGCCCACCGGATGGGAGCAGCTATTGAGCAGTCTCGACAACATGACCGATGCCGAGCTTGACCAAGCAGTGAGGCATTCGATGGCTATGAACTATCAAGGCATCTTCCCGGCTCCAAAGGGCGAGCAGAACCAGCAAGGCCAAGAAACAAAGCCCAAGCTCGCCACCGCCCCGGCCAACTGGCAGCAAACAGCCGAGGAGCTTTACGAGCAGAGCTTTGCCGGAATGGCGTGGGAAGCGATCACCCCAACGCAACGCGGACAGATCGCGATGCACATCAACCAGGCATGAGCGCGAACTACCCATCCGATCCAGACGCAGAGAGGGCAGTCCTGTCCTGCGCCCTGCAATGGCAAGACTGCTACGACAAGGTCGCCGCGCATCCATCGGGAGCCGATCTTTTCTACCTGCCCCATCACCGCCTCATCTGGAGCGCCATGCTATCGGCCAAGCTCAGCGCCGGGGGATTGGATCTCGTCACGCTCACATCGTCTCTCAGGGCGAGCGACGACCTCGACGCCGTGGGCGGGGCCGTAATGCTCTCAGAATTGCTCTCAGACGTCCCCAGCCCCAAAATGCTGGCCGGATACCTCAAGACCGCCGAGAACGCCTCAAAACGCCGCAGAATCGCAAGGGAGTGCCATTCGCTAGCCGCAGATGCCTGCGACATGGGGAAGGACGTTGATGGTCTGGTCCAGAGGGCAGACTCAATCATCCAAGGACTCCTTCGGTCATCCAGCCAATCGAGGGCAAGGCGATGGAACGACGTTTTGGGTAAAACGCTTCAGCAGATCGACGATGCCAGAAGTGCCGGTGGAAGGATCCCCGGCCTGTCCACGGGCTACGGATGCCTCGACTCTGCAACAAATGGCTATCAACCCGGCCAATTGTGGGTTGTCGCTGCTCGCCCTGGTGCTGGCAAGACCGCCCTCCTGATGTGCATGGTGCGCCACCTCGTCGAGGCCGATCACGCCACAGCCATCTTTTCCGCTGAGATGTTCGCCGAGGAGCTGGCGATTCGGGCAATCTCAGGCCAAAGCAAAATCGACTCTCTGAAACTCGCGAGCGGTAAACTCGACCGCATGGACTTTGGAAAGATCACATCGGCACTAGAGCAATCGACATCGTGGCCGCTATGGGTAGACGACCGTGCAGACATGCGCTTGGTTGACATCCAAGTTGGGGCGCGTAGACTCGTCAAAGAGGAGGCGGTCAAAGTGATATTTGTCGATTACCTGCAATTGATCAAAGAGCCAGACGGGAGCCGCAATCGAGAAGATGCCGTTCGCCGATTGTCTGATGGGTTTAAGCAACTGGCTAAAGAGCTTGGCATCACAATTGTGGCATTGGCACAGCTCAACCGATCCAGTGAAAGGCGAGAAGGCAGGAAGCCCGTCGTTTCCGATTTGCGAGACTCTGGGGCAATCGAGCAGGATGCGAACGTGATCCTCCTACTCAACCCGCAGGAATCTGAGGCCGACGAGGATGCTGTCGATGTCGAGCTGATCGTGGCCAAGTGTCGCGGTGGCAGACTTGGAGCTTTGGAATTTGGATTCAACAAACCGACAACGACTTTTTACCCCAAACAAAAATGAGAACAGCAAACATCAACGTAACCAAGATCGACAAGACCGCCCTTTACGAGGGCAAAAACGGCAAATACCTCAGCCTGGTCTTTTTCGACAACAAAGACGGGCCAGACCAATTCGGGAACGATGGATTCGTGACTCAAGACTTGGGCAAGGAGCGCCGCATGGCAGGAGAGAAAGGGCCGATCATCGGCAACTGGAAGGAAGTGGGGACCAAGTCGCCAACGCCGTCGCCAACCAGACAGGAAAGCTCCGTGATTGTTTCCATTGAGGATGACTCTTCAATCCCTTTTTGATTAACGGTATTTGCGAACTAAACACCAGAGAATACTATGAACAATAACCCACAAA